GACGGTGTTTGGTTTTACAATAATGGGGTCCCTACGTATATTACAGGGCGACACTATATGTTTCTACAATGGTCTAAAATTGATATCGGATATCCATCATACCTTGCTTTCCAGAAAGAAATCTTTCTCCACATGGCTGCGTGCGAAGCTGATCCTCGTTGTTTCGGTCAACTTTATACTAAGTGTCGTCGTTCTGGCTACACTAATATATGCTCTTCTGTCCTTGTTGACGAGGCTAGTCAGGTTAAGGAGAAGCTTCTCGGCATTCAGTCAAAGACTGGTAAGGACGCGCAGGAGAACATTTTCATGAAGAAAACAGTCGCGATATTTCGCGGCTACCCCTTCTTCTTCAAGCCCATTCAGGATGGTACTACGAATCCAAGAATGGAGCTGGCATTTCGTGAGCCATCGAAACGAATCACAAAGAAGAACAAGACATCGAATAGGGGGGATGCACTGAACACAGTGATCAACTGGAAGAACACTACTAATAACGCATATGATGGGGAGAAGCTACACATGCTGTACCTTGATGAGGCGGGTAAGTGGGAGAGGCCGTCGGACATAAGGGAGGCGTGGAGGATTGAAAGAACCTGCCTCATTGTGGGTAAGCGCATCGTGGGCAAGGCTATGGTTGGTAGTACGGTAAATCCCATGGATAAGGGGGGTGAGGAGTACAGGGCCCTGTGGGCCGATTCAGACCCTAATGAGAGGAATAATAATGGCAGGACACGTTCAGGCCTGTACAGAATATTCATACCAGCTTATGATGCCCTGGAGGGATTCTTTGATAAGTACGGCAATCCCGTTGTTGATGACCCAGATAAAATCCTGGATGGTGTTGATGGTTTGCCAATTGATCAGGGCAGTAAGACCTACTTGAAGAATGAACGTAAGTCATTCAAGGATGACCCATCGGAGCTTAATGAGATTATTCGTCAATTCCCATTCACGGAGGATGAGGCCTTCAGGGATAGTATTGATGGGGCTCTCTTTAATATCGGGAAGATATACCAGCAAATTGAGAGCAATGATGACCTCTACCCCAATCCAGTTGTTAGGGGTAACTTCATATGGAAGCGAAGGGATGAGGAGGTGGTGTTCTCGCCAGACCCAAATGGTAGGTTCCATGTGGCCTGGCTACCACCAGATCATCTGGCAAATAAAAAGGCTGAGGAGAGGGGTAAGAAGATACCACCAAATAAGCACATTGGGGTGGGTGGGGTTGACTCCTATGACCTGGATGTAACTGTTGATGGTAGAGGATCCAAGGGGGCACTACACATGTACAACAAGTTCAGTATGGATGCCCCAGCTAATATGTTCGTGGTTGAGTATGCATCACGCCCTGACTTAGCCAGCATATTCTATGAGGATGTGCTCATGTGCGCCTTCTATTATGGCTACCCATTGCTTATAGAGAACAACAAGTATGGCATCGCAAGGTACTTTGAATCAAGGGGTTATGATGGGTACTTAATGGATAGACCAGAACACTTGAAGTCATCCAGCACCTCCAACGTAAGAACCAAGGGCATACCATCAAACTCTCAGGATGTTATTCAATCACATGCCCATGCGATTGAGGCTTACATACATGAGCATGTGGGGGTTAATCTAGAAACTGGTGAGATGGGGAGCATGTACTTTAACCGAACCCTTGAGGATTGGATTGGGTATAAGATTGATAAGCGAACAAAGTTTGACTTAACCATTAGTTCTGGTTTGGCACTGCTTGCGGCACAGAAGTATAAAAAAGAAAAACCAATTGCGGACTTCTCTGAGAAGCGGTTTTTCAGGAGATATAAGGTCTAGCGCGGATTTCCTATATTTGCAAAATACGCGTAGACTGCAAATATTTCCATGGATAATATTAATACTAAGAAGAAAGGTACTTCTTTCCCAGACCCCTTGGCGGATGTGTCCAAGAAGGAGAGCAAGGAGTACGGGTTGCAGTATGCTAAAGCAATAGAGTCTCAGTGGGGAAAAGCTACCGAGGCTAATTCTTTATTCGGGAAGAGGGCCTCTAAATTTGAGAAGAATAGAGATTACGCTAATGGTGTACAGGACACGGGCATATATAAGAAGCTTCTGAGATCCCTCGACCCGAATGATGGGGATGGTAGCTTAATGAATCTGGATTACACCCCAGTTCCTATTCTGCCTAAGTTTGTTCGAGTGGTGGTGAATAAGATTCTCTCCAGGGACCCCTACCCAAATCTGGAGGCTGTTGATCCACTATCATCATCAGATAAGAACAGAAAGAAGAGACGCATTGAGCGTCAGATGCAGGCGAAGGAGCAGCTACAGAAGCTGAAGGAGAAGTCTGGTATGGTGATTGATATTGATCCCGATCAACTCCCAGAGAGCGAGGAGGAGATGGAAATATTCATGGGGACTAATGTCAAAACTGATGCTGAGATTGCAGCACAGATTGGCACCAACATGACGCTCTCATGGAATGACTTCAATGACACCACCCTTCGGCGCTGCGTGAATGACTTGGTTGCTATCGGCATGGCAGTAACCAAGCGCAGTAACGACCCCAATGAAGGGATTAAGGTGGAGTACGTGGATCCACTCAACTTTATACACAGCTACACAGAGGACCCAAACTTCAAGGATATCATCTATGCTGGTCACGTTAAGCGCATCTCAATTGCTGAGTTGAAGCGTCTGGCTGGTCATGAGCTGGATGAGGAGAAGTTCAAGGATATCGCCACTAGCGTAAGGAATAAGTTTGGTAATGACCCAGCCTTCCTGAACACATCAAGTTACAACAGGCGATTACAGCGTAATGAGTATGGGTATGATGAGTACATGCTGGATGTGCTTGATTTTGAGTTCATATCTGTGGATTGCATTTACTTCGAGGAGAAGGAGAATAGGTTTGGAAACACGAACTTCTTCATGAAGGGCTTTGATTATGAGCCAAAGCAGGGTAGTGTTTTTCAGCGAACCCCACACAAGATGGAGGTGAACACCGTGTATGCTGGAAGCTACGTGGTGGGTAGTGATATCATCTTCAATTACGGTAGAGCAAAGAACACACCTAAGAACCTTCAGGATATCTCCAAGGCTCGTATGTCATACTCTGTGGTCTCAACCAACCTCAGATCTATGATGCCGAAATCCATGGTGGATTCATGTGTTGGGTTTGCGGACATGCTTCAGCTCACGCACTTGAAGATTCAGCAGGCTATTGCTAAGGCAAAGCCAGATGGATTGATCATTGATATTGAGGGGTTGGAGAATGTTCAGCTTGGTAAGGGTGGGGAGCTTCAGCCACTGGAGCTTCATGATATTTACGAGCAAACTGGGGTGTTCTATTACAGAAGTAAGAACCCAGAGGGTGGATTCCAGAACCCTCCTGTGAGAGAGATAGGGAATACTATAAGGAACATAAACGAGCTTATTGGTCTCTATAATCATTACTTAAGGATGATTCGTGATGCCACAGGAGTTAATGAGATGATGGATGCCTCTACCCCTAAGGGTGATACACTCGTGGGGGTTCAGCAGCAAGCCATTGCAGCTGGGAATAATGCCATTTACGACATCACGAATGCCTCCATGGTGCTCTTCAAGAGGGTTTGCGAGGATATCGTTAAGTGCTTACAGATTATACCACCAGACTCTGTTCTCTTCAATATCTACGCAAATGCTGTTGGTAAGGAGAATATGGCTGTGCTCTCCTCATTCAGTAACCTCCCTATGTACAATTTCGGTGTTCAGGTGGTGAAGGAGATGGAGGATCAGGATCGGGCCTACCTGGAGCAGAACATACAAATGTCCATTCAGCAGAAGGAGCTTGATATTGAGGATGCTATTGCCATCAGACAGCTTAAGGACGTTAATCAGGCTGAGCGACTCCTGGTGGTTCGCAGGAAGAAGCGAATGGCACGTAATCAACAAATTGCCATGCAGAACTCTCAGCAGCAGGCTCAGATTCAGCAGGCCTCAGCCCAGGCTACTTCTCAGGCCAAGATGCAGGAGCTTCAGGCTCAAGCTCAGCTGGAGGCTCAGAGGATGCAACTGGAGGCTCAGCTGGAGGCTCAGCTGGAGCAGATGAAGCATGAGTACAGGAAGGAGATTGAGATGATTAAGGCACAGGCCCTTCTCGGCATGCGATCCGATGATCAGGACTTTAAGGAGAAGATTGAGGTGTTTAAGGAGAATAGCAAGGACGTTCGGGTTAAGAAGCAGGCTGTTGAGCAGAGTAAGTTGATTGCTCAGAGGGAGGGGCAAAGGGGGGAGTTAGAACAACCAATGAATCAATTAATGTAATATGGCTCAGAAAGCAAACTTAGACGTATCTGAGAGACTGGATATCTCCTGTAAAAGGGGGGACTCATTTGAGTTATTCCTTAACCTGAAGGATAGTGCTGGTGATAACCTACCGCTCCTGACGGATGAGTATGAGTTCATCATACAGGTGAAGACCCCAGCAACTCAGCAACAATCACTCACTCAAGTTACCACACCTCAGTCGCGAACACTTATTGCGGCATCTGCTCTTAATGAATCAGAGACGAAAGGTGTGTCCGAGACGAAGCAGGCGGATGCGCCAATATTTGTGTTCGAGGATGCTGATGATTTAGGTAATATTGTTCTCAGGGCCAGCGCCGATTCCACCTCTAAACTCCCAGTTGGGAGGTTTGTTTATGACCTTCAGTATAAGGTTCTTGTTAATGGATTCTCTAAAGTAACCACGATCCTTAGAGGGAACTTCACAGTTAAGGAGGATATCTCAACCGCAGTATAATGGCAACAGTAACAGTAACCCAACCATCCGATAGTCAAGTAAACATAACAGTCCCATCTCCCTCCTCGGTTACAGTAACTGAGAAGGGTCAGAAGGGGGATGCAGCTACCATCACGGCGGGTACGGTTACCACTGTGGCCGAGGGGGTTCCTGCGGCTGTAGTGAATAGCGGCACCACGAAGGATGCGGTGTTTGATTTCTCCATCCCAACGGGCCCTACTGGGGCCACGGGAGATGCGGCCACAATTGCAGTTGGTACCGTATCCACTGGGGCTGAGGGGAGTTCAGTTATAGTCACTAACTCTGGTACAAGTGGGGCTGCTGTGTTTGATTTCTCCATCCCCGTTGGGGCTACTGGGGCTACTGGCCCTCAGGGTGATCAAGGTATACAGGGGATTCAGGGTGAGGTTGGTCCAGAGGGCCCACAGGGTATACAGGGTATACAGGGGCCTCAGGGTATCCCAGGTGACATCACGACATCCAGTATTGATGACCTGAATGATGTCGACACTACAACTGTTGCTCCACTCACGGGCCAGGCACTCGTTTGGGATGGATCTCAGTGGGAACCAGGTGATAGCTTCAGTCAGAGCGATTTCGACACAGCCTTTGGTAATAAATCAATTGACGCTTTAAGTGATGTAGACACCACCAGCGCGGCCCCAAGCACGAACGATACGCTTGTTTGGAATGGGACGAATTGGGTTCCAGGGTCTGGTTCCCCATGGACAACCTCTGGTAGCGACATCTACTACACTACAGGTAATGTAGGTATTGGTACTGCGACACCGAGTGAGACACTGGATGTAGATGGTGATGTCAGGATTAACGGTCGATTAAAAGCTGGCTCTGGGTCAGACCTATTTATTGGCGCACTCGCTGGACAAAACGCAACTACTACCAGTAATAATACATTCATTGGATATAGCGCAGGAGATGCCGCGACTACGGCATCTCAATCGGTTTATATTGGTAATAAATCAGGAAAAAACGGTGCTGGTCAGGTGGCGATTGGTTATTACTCCTTAAATAATAATAGCGGCGAGTTTAATATAGGTATCGGCTTTAATGCAAATAGACTTTCAAGTGGTGATAGGTCTGTTGCTGTGGGGTGGCAAGCATCATATGCTGGAAGTAACGCGTATACAACCTCTATAGGTCATTTTGCCAACAAATCAGGCGGTTCTCAAGGCGTCTACGCTGGCTATCAAACGGGTGAGTTTGCGAGCGGCACAAACAACGTTTTAATTGGCCACCAGGCGGCACAAAACGCTGGCACTGGTGGGTACAACACTGTAGTTGGTTCGAATGCTGCTGTCGGCGTCTCAGGAACCTCCACCTTCTCCAACACAGTAGCCGTCGGTTATCAAGCTCTTACAGCGCTGACTACTGGTGCTGGTAATACGGCTGTGGGTTATCAGGCTTCGAGTACATTAACTACAGCTTCAGACAACACAGCCCTTGGATACGCCGCAAGCGCAATTGGCGGTCAATCTATAGCTATTGGTACCGACGCTTTAGCTAATAACGCTAGGTCTATAGCGATCGGCCATGACGCAAGAGCCTACACCTATGACATCATTGCTATTGGTGATGAAGCTGGGCCAAGAAATAGTGGTAGCAACCCAGCTTCATCTGTTTGGATAGGACGGCTATCTGGAAACTCCAATACTGGAAACGGCAATGGATATAATGTAGGTGTTGGACATCAAGCTGGTAGGTTTGACAACTCTAGCTCTAATGTGTTTATTGGGGACACAGCTGGATATCACGGAGGACAGGGGGGCAACATATGGATAGGTCGTGGCGCTGGAAGCACCTCTGGAAATACCAGTGTTATATCTCAAACAGTAGCAGTCGGCCAAGGTGCCGCCCCTGGCAATGCTGTAGGAGGTGTGGCTATAGGGTATCAATCTGGAAACGGAGCAGCCACAAACCCTTCTGTAGCTGTAGGATATCAAGCTCTTACAGCACTTACTGCAGGTACTGAAAACACGGCAGTTGGGTATCAAGCGGGGGCTGCTTTAAGTACAAATAGCAGAATAACCCTTTTGGGTAACCAAGCTGCTTATCAATTAACAACTGGGAGTAATGTAGTGGCTG